AAGAGAAGAAAAAGAAAGGTCGCTTCTCGTATGAAGAACAGAACTGTGCTACTAACAGATGAAGAGATTATTCATACCCTGGTCATGCTTCGACTGGAAGGTTTCCGAGAGAAGAAGGACTTTCCAAAATCAATTCGTCGCAATCGAAATGACGAAAGCAAGATCATGGGAAGAGTTATGAAGAAACTTCGGAAGGCTTTGGAAGAGTAAAAATCTCCCGTCTTCTATGATAGATCGGCCCCTTCGGGGGCTTTTCTATTATATTTTGTGTTTATGTAATGCTCAAAATGGAGGTATCACCTCTCTCCACGCGCCGCAAATCGTCCGAGACACCCACGAGAACTTGCTACCATTCAAACGTCGGGAAAATTTCCCGAAGAATGGAGCTCTTAACAAATGTTCGACCTAAGGTTTTGGCACGCAACCGCAGAACGAGCAATCAAGACTTTTGCACAATCCCTCATTGCATTAATCGGAACTCAAACCGTCAACATCATCAGCCTTGACTGGCCTCAGATGCTAGGCGCGGCGGCTACCGCCACCCTCCTATCGGTGCTGACTTCCGTGGTCTCTGCCAACTTCGGCAAGAACCCCGGCCCCTCCCTATCCGACGAGACCATCGAGCCCGATCCGGTCATCGTCGAGGTCGAGAAGTAGAAATCGACATAACCGGTCCCAACTTCTCAACGGTGTAGAAAAGTGGCTCAAGAATTGTCCGCGAACGCCGACATCCACGATCCCGAGGACGCCGACCCCGCCGAGGTCCCCGACCCCGCCGTGGACGAGGCCTACGACATGCGGCCCGATTTGTCCGATTTGGGTATTATTGAGCACGAGCGCGGCGTCTGCGAAGACAACTACGAAAACCGTAGAGTTCTTCGCAGCGCCAAGCTCAACTGGCAACCCGTTTACGATCAAAGCGGCGCGCCAACCGGACTAATAGCGGCTCGCTCTGCCGAAGCCCTCAAGGAACGGCGTATTCAAAGCCTTGCCGAGAAGAAACCGCTCCTCACGGATATCGAAAACCGGAACTCCGATTACCTCACCGGGCTCGATTTGCTACTAGAGGACAAAGCTCTCGCAATTTGTCCACCGTGGGTAGTCGGCGCGACTAAAGCGTGGCAAGCCGAGCAAGAGGCAGGCGGCCCGCCAACAAACCGGCGCGCCCCTAAAGGCTTGCCCCACCGCTGCCGCGTCATCAAATCGGACGGAATCCGATGCCTGCTGTGGGCATCGGGTCGTCCGAAGGATGACGGCCTCTGCCGTGTCCACCTCAAGGCGGCGCGTAAACCGGGGAAGATATAGAACGGGCTCGTCGCAAAGTTATCCAAGCTGCACCGTATGCCGTTGATGTACTCGAAGAACTAATGGAAACTGCAGAAAGTGAGCCCGTCCGCCTTAAAGCTTCAACCGAGATCCTGGACCGAGCTGGTGTCCGAGGCGGGCAAGACATCAACATAGAAATGGAAGTTACCGAGGGGCGGCCCGCCGCTCAGGTAATAGCCGAGCGCTTGTCCCGACTTTCGGACGGTGCCGAAGCAGTGGCCCGAGCTCAAGCCGAAGCTCAAGCTATAGCGGCCCGCGAAGATTCCGAGATTGTTGAAGCTGAAGTAGTAGAAGACCGTGAAGTTCACGTAGAGCTAGAGCTCGAGCTCAAGCAAACTTCAGAAGACCGTGAAGAAGTTAATGAGCTGAAAGAGCCTAGTTCCGAATTAGGCGATTCGTCCCAAATGTCCGATTTTGTTGACGACCTAGAAACCGAGGCCCGCGAATAATGTCCGAAATATCCCAATTTCAAGAGGCGGCGCGGGCTTTAGCTAGCGAGCTCACTGACGACATCAAACTTTCAAAAACTCGCGAGGAGCACATCCGTGTGACAGCTCGAGCTAATGCAGCTACTGCACTGCACAACAGTTTGTTGAAGTTCACCGAGTTCAACATGCCGTATGAGTCCGAGATCGGGGACGACCCGGACGGCCCGTCGCCAACTTCGCCAGAGTCTGAGTAGTTCAGTTCCATTATGTGAAACAGCTTGACGGCGGCCCGCACCCAGTGCTTAACTAGCACCGCGAATCGAAATGGCAGCGGCGGCCCGCGTTACTGTAGGAGGGGCGCGGGTCGCCGCTTTTATAGAGACGGAAGAGACATGCAGACGTTCTTACCTTTTGCTAGCTTTCAGAAGACGGCACGAGCTCTCGACTACCGCCGGCTCGGGAAACAAAGAGTGGAGACTTTCCAATTGTTGCGCGCCATCAACGGCGAGACCAAAGGCTGGGCTAATCACCCAGCGGCACGAATGTGGCGGGGGCACGAATCCGTGCTCGCAGTGTACGGATGCATGATGTGCGATGAGTGGATGAAGCGCGGGTACGTAGACAACATGACGGTTCGTATAGCCGAGTACTTCAAGATCTTCGGCCCGCCCAGTGAATCCCAGACCCCACCGTGGCTTGGTGATGTCGAGCTGCACCGGAGTCATCAATCAAATCTCATTCGAAAGTTCCCCGAGCACTACGGCCCGCAGTTCCCCGGCGTGCCAGATGACCTGCCTTATATTTGGCCCGTACACGAAATACTGGAAGAGGAGCTCTTAGTATGAACATCGAAGAAACCGGATTCTTGGAACCGAACGAGCACAACGAGATCAACATCTCCGCACAGAAAAGATCCGCGAAGTCGGCGGGATGGCTTGCATCTTTTAGACCGTATGACGATCTTCACGAGTACGAGAGCTTCACCACTGCGTCCGCCGCAAAGGCGTGGCTTGTTGAGAAGTTCAACGAGTACACCTCGAGTGACCGTAAGCGTTTACCGTGGGTAAAGAATTCGGATCTGCACTTCACTGCGGACTGCGTTTTTAACGAGAAGACCGGCAAGACCAACTTTCGAAAAGCGTAGAGATCTGATCTCGAGCTCACTGGTGTGTCGCTCTTGCCTTCGCGGAAAATCCATGACATGATGTCGAGGCCTAACCGCAAAACGAAAGAGAGACGACATGATCGAATCACTGATTCTTTGGCAGATCGGCTCGGCCCGCGCCGCTGAGAAATCACGCACGAGGTCGGCGGAATATGACCAGCGAGTATCCGAAGGTTTCGCGATCTTCTTCATGGCACTGGCATTCGTAGCAACAATCTTTATTTGGCCAGCTGCAGCTGGTTACAGAACAAATCTTTTACGAAAGTGGCCAGCCGTCTTCTGGGTTCTGATACCGATCTTTTCCTTGATGTTTTTTGCTGTCTCGCCCACATCCTACGTTTTAGTAGGCTTCTTCTGGGCGGTAGGAGAGTTGACTGCATTTATCTATAGAAACGATCATCTTTTTAATTGACGGCACGGGACGGTAGCTCAGTTGGTTAGAGCCCCGAACTCATAATTCGGTCGTCGTGGGTTCAAGTCCCACCCGTCCCACTGCGGCGAGATACACTCGTCCGTAACTAAAAGATATAAAGGAGAGCAAGATGCTGAAGAAGTTGACGGCTGCTCTCCTCGTTTCGGGACTCGCCTTTGTTGCGGCTCCTGTAGCGGGGGCAGCAGTAACGGCGAGCGAACCCACGGTGGTTCAGACAAAGAAGTCCGACTACAAGAAGAAAGACCGCAACAAGTTCTGGCGTGCAGTGAAGCGCGAAGATCGCGATTTCCGAATCATCGGTAAGAAAGACACCATTGAGATGGGCACGTTGACATGCGATCTTCTGCGGGCAGGAGGAGATCTCTTTGATCTTTCGATGTTGGTGTACGAAGCTGATCCACTGATCGAAGACTTGCTTATTGTTTCTTTTGCTTACGCACCCGTGTACTTGTGCCCAGATCAGGGATACAAGTTCGAGTAGATCTGACACAAGGTTTGACAACCTAACCGTCATCTGTTACTGTGGTTCTTGTACGGCGGGGTAAGCGACCCGCAAAGGACGGCTCCTAGCAACGACTCGCTCCCCGCCGTACACACAACGACAAAGAGACGGGAAACCACATGACTGTGAAAGAACTGATCGAACAACTTGAGCGTAACTACACGCCCGAGACCGACCTGTACGTTGAGTATTGGGACAAGGAGATTGCGCAAAGTTTCGCTAGGCCTGATCTCGCACCGATGACCGACGAGCAGTGGGGCGAGGTCGTGGAGAACCTGGAAGAAAAAGAACGGTACGACCAGAGCCTCGTTGCTGATGCCATTGCCGAAACGGTTGAGGATGTAGTAGCAGGCGAGTCTGAACCCGTACTGGGTTGGCCGGAGAAGTGAGTCCGATGAGAGTCGAGGCCTACTACAACTTGCACAAGAAGTGTCTTAGTTACCGCCCCAGTGGCGGCAAGGTGCGGCACGC